TAAGCCTTTCTAAGGCGCTATCCATCGCACCCACTGCTGATGACTGCCCCTGCAGAATGCCCAAGCCCAACCCCTGCATGATATTGCGGCCAATCTCGGCAAAGACCCGGGACGGCGAATTGATACCCAGCGCACGTCGAACCCATTCAGGCAGATCATTCGTCATGGCCAAAGCTGCCGCCTTGAACTCCTGCCACTTGGCGTCGATGCCATCCCAGAGGCCCTGGATGATCGCCGTTCCGTAATCCATGAACCGCTGCGGCAGAGCGGCGAACCATGCCCCCAGATCGTCGAAGGCCTTCATGATCGTGCCCTGCAGGTCGAAGCCAAACTTGCTGGCAGCCCAGATGATGCCGTCAAAGCCCAGCTTCACCGGATTCATGTCCAGCGCCGCCGTCATCGCATCCTTCAGCGTCAGGTTCTGGAAGAAAGAGATGATCGACCGGAAGTGATCGGCAATCGTCTGCGGCAGCGCCTTGATTTCGTTGGCCAGTGTCAGCGAAAAGTTCTGCAGCTCGGTATAGGCCCCGGTCAGCGCGGTGGTCACCTGCCCCCACTTCTCGGAAAACCAGCCGGTCAGCGCTTCCCAGTTGCGGTAGATCAGCCAGGCCCCGGCCGCGATCGCCGCGATCGCCGCAATCACCGGATGCCCCATGACAAGCAGCGCCAGCCCGCGGAAGGCCATGGCGACCTTGCCAAGCGAAGAGACAACTGCGCCCAGCCCGATCAGAGCTGGGCCGATCGCCACGCCGAACCCGGCGGCCAGCCCCATCCATTTCTGGGTGACAGGCGACAGGTTCTGGAAGGCTTTGGACAGATCCACCAGCCAGTCACTGAACTGCTTCAGAACCGGGGCAAGACGCGCCGCGACGATAACGGCCAGCCCCCGGGCGGTCGCATGCAGCCGGTCGATGTTCTCATTGAACTTGCCGGCCGCGGCCGCCGTATCTGCCGAGATAACCAGGCCCATTGCCGCCGCTTCTTCAGCAAATGTGCGTAGGCCCTCGCTGCCCCCTTCCAGCATCGGCATCATCTCGGCCCCGGACTTGCCCAGAAGCTTCATCGCCAGCGCCGTCCGCTGCGCACCCGGCGGCATGGATGCCAACACATCCGAGATATCGGCCAGAACCTCTTCGGTCGAACGCACCCGGCCTTCCGCGTCCTTGACCGCAATGCCGATATCATCGAACAGGTCAGCCGCCTTGCCGCCCCTTGCCGCCTCGGCCATCTTCTTGGACAACTGCCCGAGCGACGTGCCCAGCAGATCAATCGGCACACCGTTCATCTCGGCGGCATAGCCCAAGCGCGAAAGTTCCTCGACCGGAACGCCGAACTTCTGCGACATCTCTTCCATCGCATCGGCGGCATTGATCTGCTGGCGAACGGCCACGGCAAGGCCGGCCCCGGCAACCGACAGCGCCGCGCCGACCTTGGCCATGCCGGCGCCAAAGGTCTTCATCTTGGCGTCGAAGGCGCGCAAGCGGGCCTGCGACCGCGTCAGCCCTTCTTCAAAGGCAGCCGTCTCCAGCCCGAGCATGACGCGCAGCGCGCCGATCAGGGATGTTCCGCTCATGATCTGATCACTCCCCCGCCCAGTGCGGCATTGAATCCAAAAAGCGCCGCCTTCATCGCGCGCCAGTCGCGCAGCGGCGCATGGTCAGGGCCGGACCTGGCCCCGCCCCGGAACTTATCGAAACCCGGCATCTTCTTGGGTTCATGCACCGCAAAGCCGGTCAGATGCGCGTTGCGCCAAGCCGCGTAGTCCAGAAACAGCCTCTCGCGCTCAATGCGCCGCGCGGCACCCTTCAGGATGTGACCAATCTCGCGCGGGGTCAGATGCCAGAACAGCGTCGGGTTCTGTCCGGCTTCGACCCAACTTTCCAGCAGCTGCGGCCAGGTCAGGCCGCTGCCGCGTTTCCCCCGGCGCTCCCGTCATCGGGTTCCGGCAGCGCGGCCGAAATCGCGGCGCGTAGCACCTCGGTCGCTTTCATCGGGCCACCAAGCGTGTCGATGATGATGCCGGCATCGCGCAAGGTCGCATCGGGTTGATGCTCGGTCATTCCTGACCAGATCAGCTTGCGCATGTCCGAAAGCCGGATCCTGCCCGAAGCGCCATCAGCATCGAGCTTCGCCAGGAACTCGACAAAGCCGATCTTCTCGCGGTCTTCGAAGTCGCAGATCGCGTTGGCGGTGAACTGCAGGCGAACGGTTTTGCCGCCCGCTTCGACATCAACGATGCCGCGCACGGTGTTGCCCATGGATGTGGTCCTGTGGCTGGTGGTGAAGGTGGATGGGAAGGGCGCGGGGCGCGCGGATGCGCCCCTGCTATCAGGTCAGGAACGCCGGCTTGCCCGACAGCTTGATGGTGAATTCGCAGGTCATCCGCTCTTCCATCGGCACCGCCGGCGCCGCCTTGGTCACCAGCCCGGTGAAGCTCCAGGCGGTGGCATCGGGAAAGGCGATGCGATAGGCGACCGGCGCGTCGTCCTGCAGGTCACCCATCAGCGTGCCCAGATCCGCCGGATCCGCAAACTGGATGGTCACACCCACCTCGCCGCCGTCGCGCAGGCCGCCGATGTACTCGCGCCAGCGCTCGGGCGACTTGTAATGCGTGGCGTCCTTGGTGTCGCGCGTCAGCTCGGGCAGCTTGAGGTCGATCACCTCACCCACGGTCGCATAGACCAGTGGGGCGCCCGTGCCCCGCAGGAAATCGGCACCGAACCCGATATCGGTATCTGCCATGTCTCAGCCCTCCTTAGGCCGCCAGTTGACGATGAAATCGGCGCTGTGACGGAACAGGGCGCGCTCCCCTGCGGCGGTGTCGCCCGTGCTTTCACGCGCGGCCGCCAGAAAGATTCCCCGGAAGTCGGTCTGACCGATGGTGCCCCTATAACCGGAAAGCACCGCCTCGCAGGCCGCGGCGACCGACCTGCGGCTGCTGGCGCTTTCGGCCCAGATGTCCAGCTGGACGCGCGGCCGCCGCAGCAGGGTCACCCCGCCGAAGTGATACAGCGGTACGTCCGAAACCAGGGTCAGATTGATGTAGGGACGGCCGGCGACGGTCACCGGCTGGCGGTCCCAGTGGATGCGACCGGCCACCAGCAGGGCCAGTCCGGCATCCGCCAGCAGCAGGGCAGTCAGATCTTCCTGCATCATGCCCCCCGCCCGCCCGAACTCTTGCGCGCTGCCTTGCGGGCGGCCCGGCCAACCGCCTTGTCAATCTCGCGCCGCAGCTCATCCATGATGATCTTCAGGGCGCCTTCCTTGTGGGCATCCCATGCCGGCCGCATGAACGGCTGGGCAGCATGATGTTCCGTTCCGAACTCCTGCAGGACGCCCTGACCCACGCGCGAATCCACGCCCATGAACAGGGTGACGCTGCCCTTGCTGGCGGCCCGCGCCGCCTCGCGCGCGTCCGCTTTGCTGGCCCCGGCACGAAGCGCGGCACCAAAGGCCGCCGCCCCCGCATTCGCGCCCTTGGCCCGCCCCGAAACCCCGATCGAGGCTTTCAGTTTGCCCGTCCGTTCGGGGGCGGCGGCTTCGGCCGCTTCCGCCATCGGCTGCGCGGCCTTGGTCAGCGCACGGCGCACCACGTTTCGGCCAGTGGCCTTGCCCAGTTCCTTCAGGGCGCGTTCAAGTTCGCGCGCGCCGATCAGCTTGATGGCCATCAGCCCGCCCCACCGCCGCTGTCGGCCACGGCGACCAGGTCGATCAGGTCACGCCGCCCGGCATGGGCGTGCTGCAGTACCTGCTTGATGTTCCATGCCCGCATCCCATCCCACAGCCGCATGGCCGGCAGGATTCCGCGGGTCTTCGAGTTGTCGCGCACCACAAACCGCGCGGTCGTGACTGACCCGGTCGCGCCGGCCGTCGTGGCCTCGGCATCGCCCTGATCGCGGCGCGCGGCCCAGACCTGACAGAAGGCAACCCAGGCCCCGACCGGTTCGTTCAGCGCGTCCCGCGCGCTTTCGTCAAAGCGCTGAACCGTCACCAGCTGGTCGCGGCCCCGCATCAGTCGGCCCCAAACTCGGCCGGCCGGTTGTAGCGCCATTGCTTCATCAGGGCACGACAGCCGAATGACACGTCGAGGAATTCCTTCTTCTCGACCGCGATGCCGGCCTCATACCAATCCTTGACCAAGAGGATGACGGCCTGCCCCAGCGGGTGTTCATGATCGACACCGGCCACACCGGCGACGGCATCCAGTTCAATCGCTGCCCCGTCCGTCACCGCCGCAAAGAACCCGTCCGGCACGATCAACTGCGGCTCATCATGGGCCATCTCGATCCGCACCGCCGCGGTATCCAGGCTGCGCCAGGTGCCGTCCGCAGCCTGCCACCGCATGTCCAGCACCGCGGTCACCGGGCAGACCGGCAGCCACCAGCGCAGCCAGCCGGTTGCCCGGGTGGTCAGCGTGACATCACGGGGCAGCAGGGGGCGGCGGGTGGCCTTCTCGACCGTCAGCTGGGCCGCGCGCAGATAGCCGTTCAGCAGGACATCATCATCCACGTCATCCGGCAGGATGTGGACGGCCCGCTTGTAGGCTTCGGCGCTGACGGCCTGCGGCATCGGATCGAGAAGGCGCATGGCGATCGTCCCCGGTCAGTCGGCGGCCGCGGTGGTCTTGCCACCCTTGCCGCCCCCCTGCGCCGGCGGGGCGCCCTTCTCAGCCTCGACCGCCGCTTCGCGGGCGGCAACGGCCGC